TGTAGCTAGTCCGGGCTGCGCGAGCATTTCAAGCTGGTTTAAGTTAGTATTTAAACCACCTTTACACGAAATACCAAAAGGTTGGGAAGCTGCCATATTATACGAATCTCATTCTGTCGTCTTTGATATAAGTTGGCGCAGGCTCAATAAGGTTTGAACGCATACTACGCAGACCTTTTTTATAATCGTCTAACGCAAATGCAGCAGCTTGTGGGTTGTCTTTAAACTGCCAAATGTAATAACGTGCTTTAGATAAAAGAACTGAGCTATACATTTCAGGAAATACAAGAGTATCAGAATAAGCAACAAGCTTGGTAGGGAGCGTCCACGCATAAAACCATACGCGATACGCTTTATCTGGAATAGGGCTGAGACCAAACTTACGGCCATCAGGACTGCGGATAACTCTGTTTGGTTGTCCGTACTGCTGTGTGTCAGCAGCGTCTAAATTTTCGGAGACTCTTCGGTAGTCTTTCCATTCTTCTGTAGTAATGAAACGTAAGTTACGGCCAGTATAAGGGGCTGTTTCACCAGCTACACCAACTGTAGTAATATAAAAGTTTTCCCAATCAATGGAGCCATAGTCAGTTGTAATGCTATCGCTTGCTGGCTTTAGTTCGTAGAAGCGTGTTCCAGCAACAGTTTCAACATACACATTGCCATACATAGGATCTACGTCACCGCTTTCGGCAACGGATAAGAAAGGCCACTGAGGTTCTTCGTTTATAATATCAAAGTATGCACGATTCAAAGAATCTTTAACGTGCTGTTGAACACCAATAGCATTTACAAAGTTTCCAGAAGTAAGTGGAACTTCATTCAACTCTCGTAAAAGCTCGTTGGTTAATTCTAAATAGGATGTTGACATTTTTATTCAGCCTGTGTAGTTTCTTTAGTTGCCTTTTCTTTTTTATTAAAAATAGCATCCCAATTATCATCAAACTTCTTTTTATTTTCTGGCTTGTACCAACTTCCTGTGTCGCCAAATACCCTATTATTTTTATTGTTTACTAACTTAACTCTATTTGTAGCGCTTCCTATTTGAGGCATACACAATCTCCTTAGAAAATCGAGGGGTTTTTACACCCCCCGTTTCCTTACTACTCTTAGTCTAGTTCGTAGAACGCTGATACGAGTGCATCAGGACGCAATACTTTAGCACCATAAACATGCAGACCACGGCAGATGTCACCAAAGCTATCTGGGTCACGAAGGACTTCAGTGCTGGTGATAGTCTGTGCAGTTGCAGTTGAGCTGATGTGACCCGCAAGGATCTGACCAGCTGCTGCGCTAGTGCCGGGGACGTTGTTAGACTTGTACATGTCAAAGCCACGCAGCTTGCCTGAAGATACCAGACCGTTGCGAATAGAGCCTTGACCAGCATTGAAGTCTACAGACATCAACTTAGAGCTGGACTGAGACAGTTGCTCGTAGAAGCTAGGTGGAGCCAAGAACCAACGGCCTTCTTCTGGGATGTTCTGCTCGTCAAGAAGACGGGCCATGTGAGCCATCACATCAAGAGGATCGTTAGCGCCAGAGATGTCGATAGCGCCAGCGCCATCAAAAATACCAGCACCAAGGTTAGTAGCACTGTCAGTACCCAAAACGTGGTTAGGGGAAGCAGCAGATACACCAGCAAACATCTTAGCAATTACGCCTCTATCAAATGCGTCACGCAAGGCGTAAGCAGCAGAAGAAGATGCAATTTCTTTAAAGTTTACGTGAGACATTGCAGTTTCAATGTCGTCAACTTTGAATTTAAATGCGTTAGCCACATCTACAATCAAAGTAGTTTCTACGTCAGTCAGTTTAGTTTGAGTTACGTCTGCACCACGCTCATACTGATAGACAGTGATTTCTGGTTCTTTGATGATCTTTACAGAATCACCGTAAGCAGAAATTTCACCGGCATAGTCAGTGTTAGTGATAGCTTCAGCTACAGAAGACTTTCGGAAGAAGTTAAGAACCTTCTTAGAAAATACTGCTGGTAGGAAAAACTGATTAGTTTGACCAGCGCCGTCACTAGCGAAGTTACCGTTGGTGGTGGTTGACTGTTCAAACTTTGCGTCAGATACGTTATAAGCCATGTTATGTTACTCCAAAAAAGACAATTTAATTAAGGTACTATTCTGCCTTCAAGTATGGCTTGATCAATTTCACTTTCGTATTTATCGAACTGAACCATAGACAGTTTAGCAATTTCCCGTTGTGACCAGATCTTTGGTTCTTTAGTATCCACACTAGTTGTTTTAGTAGATACCATGTCAGCTGCTGATCTGGCAGATTGTGATTTTCCTGTCGGCTGTTTAGCTTTTGTACTTAAACCAGTCTCCATTTTATAAAGATCAATAGCTTTGATTGCAAGTGGAACATTATTAGGGTTGTTGTAAATCCAGTCCTGAATTTGCTCAGGTTGTTCTTTAGCCCATGCATGAAACTTTTCGTCTCCACGGATGTCCTCAAAATCAGGATGCCGTGAACGCAATGTAGCTTCTGCTTCTTTTCGCCCTATTGCAGCTTCTCTTTCTTCGATGATAGCCATCTTAGCTTTAAGAGCTTCAAGTTGCTCAGCGCTTTTTAAATGCGCAACAGTTTCTACAGTATCATACAGATCTGGGTACTGTGTCCTAAAAGTTTGAAGATCTTCTTTGCTTTTTGGCGGCGCATAAGGAACGTGTTGTTCCTGACTTGCTGCTTTTAGCTGGAGTTCTCGCTGCTTAAATTCTGCAATACGTTGATCATAGTGTTTCTTTAAATCATCATATCTCTTTTTATAATTGGAACTTCCTTTCTCAGAAGACTCTTCGGAAGGTGCCGAGCTACGGGTGGCCTTTGATTGAGTTTCTTCTTCGTAGTACATTCCATCAGCACTTCCTCTACTAGGTGCATCTGGCGTATGCCAAGACTTCTTAGAGTTGTACGGATTGGCTTGTGGTTCATTTACATCGTCATTAACATCTAACATTCTATCACTCTCCTTTAGGGGCTTGTCAGTCTTTCAAGGTGGCTGTACTGTTCGCGTTTACAATACAGGGTCTTGATACTCCAAGGTGGCCTCTGGATTTTTATTATGATAAGGGGTTCAAAGAATTTTGAAGTGGCCTTATCGGTTTCTTACACTTGGCATTTGATTAGCGTCAATCATTTGTTTTTTGATTTCTTCATCTTCAAGAGCAGGATCATACATACCTTTTTTTTGATCTACAGGCATATCGTTTACCATACCGCCAAATGCTTTCTTCATTAAGCCACCGTCATAGGCTCTTTCAGCTTCGTCCATCATAGTTTGTAGCTTGTCAGCGCCTAACTGATCGGTAGCTTTTTTGGTGAAAACAAATTCACCATCCGATAACCTTGCGGGAATCGAATCTGATGTTCCAGTTCCGGGGCCATTAACTTCCCCAGCGCCAGAAAATTCTGTTGCTGTTGATATTACTTTATCAAAAATATCGTTTAAGCGTTCATCTGTGTCGAGAATATCCATAAGATACTCTTGATCTTCTATTGGAAGCGCTTCGTTCAAAACATACTTAAGGTGTTCTTGTTCCATTTCATCGTCTGGAAGCTGTGAAGCTTCTACTTCTTCCATGTCTTCTTCTGGAATGTTGCTATAAGTATCTTCAGGAATTTCGTCGTCGTCTTCCATTTCCATTTCAGGAGGAACAAGCATTGAACCACCTTCATTGTATTTTACTTTAAAGGGATCGTTTTTCATTTTACCGCCAGCCATTTTAATAGCACGAGGAGTAAGTGTTTCTAAAAGATCTAAAGCAGGGCCGTATAAATTAATATCTTCTTCTGATACATTTTCTTTAAATTCTTTAAGCTGTTGTGGCTTAAGTTTTTGCAAGTATCCGTACATGTCTTCAGTGTCTTGAAATAAACTTAAGTTTTCAGCAGCTTCTTTAGGAGTCATGCCGCCAGCAGCTTCTGCTTGTTGCTCATACATTTCCATTGCGTAGTCATCGCCCATCATATCAGCTTGAGATTTAGCAGGGAGCGCTCGCATTAAAGCTTTATATTCTTTATCGCTTAATTCTTCTAAGTACTGCGGGTTCTCAATAAGCTTTTCATCTAGTGCTTCTTGGACTCGCTCAGCGTCTATTTTCTCTATTTTAGCTTTAGAGACTTTTTTGCCTACTGTTTTTTCTGCTGCGTCATCTAGCTTGCCTAAAAGACTTAAGATTATGCCTGCTTTACCCGCCATTATTCTACCCTCTTTCTTGCTTCAATTATTTGGTCTCTAAGCTGTAGGAGTCCGGCCAGAGAACTCACTCTCCCCTGCTTGCGGTACACTTCCAGTTCCGATGTTGCCACCGCCAGTCCCTGTAACTCCAAGTTCTTGAGGTTGTTCAGGTGCTCCTTGAGGGCTTCCCATAGTTCCGGGTTGTTGATTAGGGGCGATAGCCGCGCCGCCATTTGCTTGTCCAGCATTTTGTGCTCCTATAATTCTTGCCATAATCGCTGCTTCTTCAGGATCATTAAGAATTTCGTCAGGGTCAAGATCCAAACTGTATGCTAGTTCGCTAATGATCTTAGAGATCTTAACAAAAGGAGCAATGGCTGGGTTCTGGGCCGTTTGTAAAAACATTGTTAAGCGTTGGCTGCGGACTTCTTTTTGCATTAAGCTGTTTGTGCCTAGCGCTTTAACTTCTAAATCGCCTCGAATGTTTAGCTCGCCTTCAAAAAACTGCATGTTCCATTGAAAGAAGTACTCGCCCAATGGCTTCAACAAGAAATCATCAACATTCTTAACTACTGTTTTCATATTCAAAGACGCAGCACCTAGCAACATAGACATACCAGACGCAGTTCTTGTCATGCTTTGTACGCCTGTCTGTCCGTGAGAGTAACTAGGAATACCTGTCTCTTCGTCTGCAAGTTGTCGAAACTTATCAAACATCATTAAGTTTTCTTGAGAAGTGTTAGGGAACTTTAAGCCATGAATTGCTTGGCCTTGCATTCCTGCTTGTCGTCTAAACACTTTACCCGGATAAATCTCCATTGATTGTCCACCAACCAACGCAGACTCGTCAACGTCAAAAACTAAAGAGCCTGACAACGCAAGGTTATCAATTGCCATACGTGCATGGCCATTCATTATTTGCTGGGAGTCATCCATATTTTCAGCAACGCCAATACCGAAAAAGCTATAAGGATTCCGCTCATAAGGAAAAGCGTTGTACGGTAATCTATAAGGAGTGAATGGATTGATAACACCCCTGAGTAGCTTGCCATTACATACCCAAGCATTGACCTGAACTTCATCTAAAGAATCTACTCCTTCTGGTAGCTCTAAACCTACTTCTTTAGCGTAGTCGGCATCCATTATTCCCCAATATTCAATAACACTGTACTGATCTGAGCCGTATTCGGATGTGCGAGCATCGTCTTTAAGTTCAAACTCGTAGTCTTTTTCAACGTAGTTTGGCCCTAAATCAAGACATTCGCGGATTTTATCTTTGTCAAAATACGGAAGCTTTCCTAGTCCTCGAAGCTGCGAACGATTCATCTTGTGGCGGTGGAAAATATACTCACATTCTTGAATAGTTGTAGCGTTAGGGTCTGGGAAAAAGTCCCAGATGCTTACGAACTCAATGCGCGGGACACGAACAGATACAGGTTTGTATGTTCTTTCTTTTGTTTCTTCGTCTGTTTCCCAGCGATTTAAAGTCTTATTGAAATTAAATGGGCCTTTAACAATGCCAGTGCCAAATAGTGCTGCTTCAAACAAAGCGTTACGTAGTTCTCCGCCGCCATTAGATTCATCAAGCTGATCGTGAATAAGCTTTTGCATTTCACGGGCTGCGTCTTTAGCAGGTGTCTTTTCAGGAACTGCTGGGTCTGGTGACGGGCCTTCAACAAATTCTAAGTTAGCTTCTTTAATAGCTTCTTCAAGGAAGTTATTACCTTTAGCAAAAGTAGCTCCGGGCTTAAGAGTCTTTCCGTCTCCTACGTAGCCAACATCAAATGGACTGACTGGCTTTTCTTTCTTTTCTGGTTCTGTTTTTTGTGTGCTTGTTTCTAAACCCGGAGAAGTTGTATTTAAATGGCTGTATTGCGCAACGCCTTCTGTCACTTTGGTTTCTGTTACGCCAATTGGAAAATCACCAGTACCAAACAGCACATCTACCAATTGGCCGTATGCCGCAAGCACTTTTGTCTTTGTTACTTTTACAAAGACTTTTGATTTTTCTGATTCGCGGAACTTGACATTCTTTGGGTATACGCCACGAAAGTTGTGGTACGCCTGAAGCCAACGTCTTTCGTCATACTCTCTGGAACGCTCAGCGCTTGAAAACCGCTCTTCAACAATAGCTACAAAACGATTGCGCACATCTTCTTCAAAATTGAGCTGCATTCCGTCTTCGTTTTCCACAGGAGCAAAGTACAGATAATCAGAGTTGTCTAGTAAACTATTTTCATTGTCTGCCATTTAATACTTTATCCTTTAATAACCGAAAACAGAATCCACAGGAGCGTAGACTGTTTCGCGTTGTAGTTGTCTCATTCGACTCATCGTATCCATAATACGAGGTCTTGACATTATCAGATAACGTAAGGCATCGTATGCGTGATCCGGTGCATTTGTGTTAACGTCTTCTGGGTTGGATTTATCCAGAGGAATACTTTGAAGTTCGCGTATCAGGTTCGGGCATGTATTAAAAATTTGTAATCGTGGCCTACCGCTTTGCTGCAACTTCAAGTATTCGTGGATTTGTATCTTGCCTTGTATTCGGTTTTTGTCTGCTCTTCTTAGTTTGTGTCCAGCTCTTTGAAGAGTTTCCCCGACTGTTGGGCCTATAGTTCCTGTGCGCGACCAACACGCAGTATCAAGAACTCCGGGAACTGACATCGGATCGCCTAACTCCATGTTGGTTAGCATTGCTGCTAAGTCAACACCTGTCAGACCTTTCATGTACAGTTCCCTATAAATAATTAGTGTTCCGTCACTGGGATCTACTGTTCCCCAAACGCAAGCGCTTTCGGAAGCATACCCATAGTCAATCCCTTTTATTTTTTCCCAGTGGAGCGGAATGTCAAATGGCGTAATGACATGATCCAGCGGGTTAAACTCTGTGAAGGCTGCGCCCTCTGCAACATCCCAGTTGCCGTCTAAGAGCTGTTGGCGCTGTGTTGGCGGCAAAGCTTTTAGCATCATTTCGTATCGGCCATCTGTGGCCAAGTACGGATTATCTTGTAGTCTGGCAGGTATAAACTTTCGCGTTAAGCCGTCAGCACCCTTAAAAGGCTCATAGGAAGGCGCAGGATCAATGTAACGCTTCTTTACCCATGTAGCCCCTGTTCCACCCGGATTCGCTGTACAACGCATGTACGGCGTTATTTCGGGGTCTGTGGTTCTTAAGCGCGAAGCCAAGTAATTCCAAGAAAACTCTGTAGGCAAGTGAGTAATCTCATCAAAGCCTATCCAGCTATATGCTTGTCCTTGGTAACGGTATACGTCTGCGTCTCTTTCCAAGAACCCGAACTCAATCTTTGCACCGCTTGGGAAGTTCCAAAGCTTTTCTACTTCTTTGTACTTGCAGCCCGGAAAAGCTTTCGGGTACAACTCACGACTCTTGTCGATCAGTTCTCGCAGCTCTGGCATAGAGCGTCTAAGAATTAGGCCCCTGTGAGCAGCCCTGTGAGCGTGTCTAAGCGGGTCTACGAGCATAGCGTAGGACTTGCCACCACCAGCTGCACCACCGTACAGAACGTCTGTTTCGCTTGCTGCAAGGAAGTCTTCTTGTGGGCCTTCGTTGGCTCTGAAGATGATTTCTTGTTCAGCTTCTTGTGCTAAAGCTTTGGGCAAGCTATTAAGTTCTGGGGCTTCTAAAAGATTTCCGGTACTTGCGGCACCTTTGGCATCTAGTTTTTCTAAAGTCTTTTTAGTATTGCTTATGGACTTCTTGTAGTTCTCTACTTTGGACTGTGCTGCTTTTAGTTTCTTTTGCTTTTCGCGCACAGCTTTCTTTGCTGCCAGCTTTGCTTTAGTCTCAGAATGGTAATTATAACCACGTCCTTTAGATCCTTTTGCTCTACCTGATTTCTTACGCGGGGTTCCGTCTACTTTGAGTATGAACTCTCCGCTTTCGTCTTGGACGTAATTTCCGGGGTTTAGTTCCCAATCGTTCATGTGCGTTTAGCAGCTATTTTCTTTAGGCCCATGTGGGACAGCGGTCTACCTGTAGTGTGTTCTAGCCACATAGCGCCTTCGCGCAAAGACAACACACTGTCTCTGATCATTGGTAGGACTTTGTCTAGTGCTTCTAGTTCTTCGGGCACAGGTGTCAACAACTGCGTATTGTTCACATCTAGCCTGTAACCAAAAGGAATAGTACTACTAGATCTCCTCATAGGAGCCTTCTATTATTGTTTCTTGTTTTGCGGGCAGTATGAATAAACCACCACCTCCGTTGACTGTTATGTCAACTCTGTCTGTCTTGCCTAAGCCTACGCGGTCTAGGATGGTCTGTGCTGCTTGTATACGCATGTTAGCTTGGGGTATTGGTTCTGCACTGTCCATGATGTCTATTAGCTTTAGGGCTGCTTTGGGTGCGCTCTGTGCTAGTATGTTTGCAGCTAGGTCTAGTATCTCAGTTTTTAGGGCCTTTACTACTGCTGGGTAACTAGAATCGCTGTAGCCTGCTAAGGATGCTGCTTTACGTACATCGCCATGACATTCCATGAGATGATGTAAGAAAGATTCTTGCTTGGTTGTTAGTTCTTTAGCGGCCATTACTTATTCTTTTTGATTATATATATTCTATTATAGGGTTGATTTGAGGTTTTGTCAATGTTTATTTTCATTATTTTGAAGAAAGTTCTTGACAAAAGTCTATTTCAACCCTATAATGGATATTAAGACCCCCCGGGTTCTATAGCCATTATATCCATGTCCATCTTGTGTATCTGTATCCCGGCTTTGAAGGGCTTTGAAGCTGCAGAGCTATCTGGTATACAACCAATCTCTTCCCAAAATGTATAAGATTGTATATATATAGTGGGTACCCCCCATGGCCACCTGCCCGCCCCCCCTCGCACGAAAGACTTTAAAAGTCTTAATAGCCTCCAAAATCTATCTCCTCCTGCGCATGTTACAAGACTTTTAAAGTCTTCAAAGCCTTCAAAGCCACAGCTCTAGTTTACTAACTAGGGAGACTTTGAAGATGTCTTAGAATCTTTAGATTCTTCAAAAACTCTTCCAAGACTTTCAAGCACTTAGCAGATTTTATAATATTTATATTATATCCCTTCCTAGTTTTATCACGCACAGTGATACCATCACCGCACACACACCTTGACTGTTGATTTGTACAGCACTGTATAAACCACTGTATAGAGCTGTTCCTCGCTTTTTTCGTGCCTGTTAACACGTGCATAATGCGCTCAGGATTAATTGCGCACTAAAAGTTGTTGACATCGAAATCGCTTTTCTGTAGCTTGGAAAACGTCAAAACGACAAGGCCACTTTCGGCTCAACACAACACAAACATAAGGTGACATAACATGAATACATTTGCAAACATCGACCAGAACAAACTAGCCACTGCTAAGCAAGTCTACGGAGTAGCTTGTCATTTCGCTAATATCCATGCTGCATCTCCTTCGGAGCGCTATGGTCTTACCAAGGTCTTCAACGCTATCCTGAATAAATTCTATGGCGACCAAGATGCTCATATGACTCACGGCGAAGTCACAGACTTCAGAGAGCACCAAGTTGTTCCGGCTCAGTTCCTAGAACTGGTGCAAAAGCCAAAGAAAAAGCCAAAGGCTGCCAAGAAAGTTAAGGCGAAGGTTGAACCAAAGGTTGAGGTTATCAAAGAAGTTAAGCCGAAGGCTACTGCTGCTGCTAAAAAATCTACACCGGCTGTCAATAGCGTAGCTAAGAAGATGGATGCTAGGATCACTGCACTTGAGACTAAAGTCTCTGACGTTGACAACAAGCTCGATGCAATCCTAGCAATCCTGAGCAAATAAAATAGAATTATCAACGGCCAAGGATGGCTATATAAAATTTATAAGGTGAACATGATGGAAAAGCTAATTGCTAAGTTTGAACTGAATCCCACGGTAGATAACGCTAATAGAATATATAAGCACGAAAGAAAGCATCCAATGAGTGTCTGTTTTTTAAACAGCGAACAAGTTAAATTACTTAATAAAGCTATGGAGATAAGAGCATGAAAGACTTTATAATCGAAATGACTTGTTTCAGTTTTTTAATAGGTGCCGCGTATATTCTAAGTATATTTATATATGTACTTCAGGGAGGTGTTTAGCATGGATTACTATGAGTCAGCCAAAGGCTTAGTCATAAGCAAAAAAAGAGCTATAATCGAAGTCAGAAACCACGGTTCATCGGTTCCTGAGTTCTTAAAAGACTTAGGAGACCGCGAAAGCTACAAAGCCACCGAAGTATTACAGTGGTTAGGGTATTAAAACCCTTTAAAGTACTTTAAAACTAAAAAAAACTAGGTGAATATACTATGAAATTATCTGAAGTGAATGTTAAAAACATTAAAGAGTTTAAAGATTTGTATCTTTGGGTATGTTCAATGCCGATAGACGGCAAAGACCGTAGAATTTTAATGGATTTGATAGACGTGAGCTGCAAATTAAACCAAAACTTATTGCTTCAACAAGGCCGAGTTCCCTAGATTTTATCACACCTGAGCATGATGCACTCTTTCACAACCGCATTATGCTCAGGGAAAGGGGTTGACAGCCAGCAACACAAAATGCCACTATTGAAAACGTCAAAACGACAGCAACCAAATTACAGGTGACAATTATGTACAATATACACGGTGTTCAGGTACAAAACTATGCTCAACAATCAGCCGATAACATGGCCGATGTAACTTTAATGACAGTTCTAAGCATCCGACAGCCTTGGCTAAATATCGGAGCACAATTAAAAGATGTTCGCACCAATAAATCTAGTGCCAAGTCACTTTGGGGCGGTAAGAAAAAGACTTACCAGTACTTGCAAGCCAATAAACATATGATGTATGGCCAAATGATGGCAGTAATCAACAGTAGCAAGACAGATGCTAGTAAATCTATGAGTCTCATGAAGATATTCTTAAGAGTTGATGGCTTAGGTGTCCCAAAAGCTGGGTTTATGTGTCAGCTAACAGCTGGTTTGGTTGGTTGTATGGACAGCCACAACATAAAAATGTATAACTTGGACGCAAAAGACTTTGCACTTGCTAAAAATCCCAAAACAGTCAAAGGAATTGAAGCAAATAAGAAGAAAATTAGAAATTATATACAGATTTGCCATGAATATGGCACAGAAAATCTTTGGAATAGCTGGTGTAGCTTTCTAGCTACAAAATCTCCGAAGTGGAAAGACGCTAATCATGTTAGCGAAGTTCACTATACTTATCTGACAGGAGAATAGTCTTGGTAAAGTGTAGCTGCGGTAAAAGAGCCGACATTATAGAAAAAGGTTTATATGTATGTGCTGCTTGCTGGATACGGTTATTCAGTAAGCCATTTAAAATTAACTATAAGGAATAAAATTATGTTTGATTTATATTGCCCTCACTGTGGCGAACCTTGGGAACATGACATGCTTCACGATGTAATAGATATGAAGTATATGGAAGCTGCTGAAGCCTTTAAGGTTCAAGGCTGTACAGTATTCCAGATACTACGACAACGCATTCAAGGCAAAGGAACTATCTGTAAAGCTAAGCCGGTGGTCAGCCCTGAAGAGTTAGCAGGTATTAAAGCTGCTCATGAGATAAGTGACTACCCTGAAGAATGGGATTATGATATGGCACGAATGATATTTACTACTGATTTTAATATTAACGATATACTTTGAGGATAAACCTATGAAAACTGCACAACCTTTAAACATAAAAGTAATTACTACTCGACCAGCACCAAAAAGAATAACGCAACCAGCTTCAGATTGGAGAAATATTCTGGCACCGATGAAGCGTGGACACTGGTTTGAGGTAGAGTGTAAGACAGGCGATAACATATATAGCAGAGTTACTGCTGCTGCAAATGCTTATTGCAAAGGCCGCTATACTTTTTACAAAGCCGAAGAAAACCGATACATCTTTGAAATTATTAAGGGGTAAATTAAAATGAATAAACTATTTGAAATGTTTGATCGCTATGTAGACGAGAAGATTCTTGCTAAGACTAATGAGCTTGAAGGCTTACAGATTCGGGATGCTAACAGGATTGCTGGCCTAGAGCGGAGATTAGATGGAGCTGTGGACATGATTGAGATACAGCGGGGCTGGATAGAAAAACTTAATGCTGCAAAGGGTTTAGACTTTGATGTAGACGAAGCAAAGGAGGCCTTAGAAGACTTTGAGTACAGAATATCTGAGCTAGAATGTAGTATTGAAGACAAGGCAGATGCCGATGAAATAGAAACAACTATTGACAATGCGCTATCTGGCATAGAAGATATGGTAAAAGACTATGTGGACATAGCACTAGTCGGAGCAGACTTAGGCGACATAGATTCTTGTGAGGTTGAGCGGATTGTCCGATGTGTCCTAGATGAAATAGAATTTAAAGTAACAATGGAGCGATAAGATTATGATAACTAGAATTCATGTTAATCAACACAACATAAAAGCTAACTCTAAAGGCGCTGACTTGCCAGTTTTAACTGTTAAAGACTACAAAGAAAACCGCAAGGTAAACCATGTTCAGATATTAGATAGTGTTGGTAACGTAGTAGCTACTGTAGTGTATAGCCCAGACAAACCGTTGTCTTGTGGTGCTAAAGTCTGGATAGAAACTGAATGCGAGGTGACAGCATGAGACATTCAATAGCAGTATGGGAAATTACATTCTACAAAGTAGGCGAAGATGGAGAAGCCCTAACTGACAATAAGGGCAACGTACAACTTTATACCGCAACTGATTATGACTGCTCATACCTTGCAGAAGGTTTGGACGATGATGACTTAGAGGAAATTAATTATGTGGGCAATTAACTGGGACGAGTTTGGCTGTACTCAGTACGCTGCAACTTTAGAAGATGCACATAAAATTGGACAGCGTGGTGGTACATTCTATATAATAACTTATTTAGGAGGCGTTAAAAATGATTGAAGCATTTATGTACTTAGTATTTTTTATTTTAGTATCTGCTGGGCTGTATGGTTCTTGGCTAATAGTAGAAGACAAACAAAAAGCTTATGAGGAGCGTAAAAAAAATGAACAATAAATTAAAGATGCAAATAGATGTTACTTCAGAGATACAAACTTACAAGGTTTTAATGTCCGAAGTAATTGGTTACTATATAAATGTGGCAGCTGAAAGCCCTGAAGAAGCAGAAACATATGCCAGATTAAATAACCGGGACAGCATGTACAAAAGATATGGCGCCAAAGTAGTAGAAACAGAGTTTGTCGAAGTCGTAGAAGCTCTAAGCAAAGGAGATAAAGATGCCCCCAAGCCCCAAAAAAGCTGAGTTCATAGGCAGCCATGAGCACTTAGTAACAGGTGCTTTTTATACGGTGTCAGAATATGCAGCGATCAATGACATCCCACTTAAAACTATGTGTAGCAGGCTATTAAGAAACTATAAAGTAACAAATAAAATGTTGCTTCCGGCTCCTTCTTTTGCGCCTGTCAGTAATTTAGAAACAGATGCACAAAGGCTCTCTGCTTTGTGGTTAAATAAAAAACTATAAAGGTATATAGACTATGAATACTTATGAGTGTAGCTACTGTAATAAAATGTTCAGAGTATTAGAAGATATAAAACAACCTAACACAGAAATATGTAGTATCTGTATAGAAGTAATCAATAAGAGCATGTCATCATCACACTTTGAATATGTAGATGAAGATGATTATACTTTGTAAGTAACTTAAAGACATCTTAGTAGGTAGTTGTATTTAGTTTAATAACATATTTAAAACTATGAAGTAATCATAGCATATTTTAGTATTAAAAACAATGCAGAAACTACCTTGACAACTAAATAATTTTATAGTAATATCACAAAACTTAAACAGGAATACTGAAATGACTAATATTATACCAATGTTTTCAAACAACACAGCTCTTACAGCAATTAGAAACCGTGGTTACGGAGAAGCTAACTTCGATATAGCTACTACACCTTTGGTTTATTTTGCTGATGAATATCGAACCAAGTTTCCTAGCTCCAAGTCTGTTATCTATCGTACAGATACTGGTCAAGAGCTAGGTGTCCACGGTCATGGTTACAAAGCAGTAGCACCTAAACACATGATAGATGTTACTCGAAATATCATTGAGCGTTCTGACTTGTCCATCAATGGCATGGAAGAAACGATCAGGACTTCACACGATGGCTCTAGAACGTTTGTAAAATACCGCTTACCTGAGCACACTTACAAGACTTCTGACGGCGACACAGCTTCTCTGAGCCTTCTAGCTATATCTTCTTTCGACGGCACATGGCCTTTCATGCTCAGCGCTGCAGCGATTCAAGCAGCGTGTACAAATCTTCAAGTTTTTGTGAGCGGTGGTGTTGCAATATACAAAGCTAAGCACACACAATCTTTAGACATTGAGATGGGTGGCAGAGTAGTTACTCAATCTCTGCAGATGTTTCACAAAGAGCGTGACCTTTGGCAACAGTGGCACAACACAGAGTGTAGTGATCAAGCAGCATTTAAATTCTTTGTCACTGCTTTAAAATGTGAAGGAGCTATTAAGCTTATTGATTCTGGAGTTACTCAACCTGATATGGTTTTATATGATATGCCTAGAAAAAATACAAGCCTAGAATATATCTGGAATAAGTACAAAGATATTTATTCGAAGAGCCTAGGCACTAATTACTGGGCTGTGTATAATGCTTTGACTGACTGGTCAACTCATGCAAAAACAGTAAGGACTGGCACCATAGCTAACATCGCAGCAGTACAAAATCAAAGACAGCAACTAGTTCGTGAAGCTGTTAAACTTAATCGACAGATGAGAGCAGCATAATATGACTAAGCAATTTGGTTCTAATTTTTTCACAATTAATATTCGCAACGGGGTCGGTTTTGATTTAGAGTTTACTGATTCCAGAGCTGTCTGGGTTGAGAACTCTTTTACAGAAGAAGTAATCGCAATGTTATTTGAGGGGGTAGTTCTGCTACTCCCATTTGTGGTGGTTACGTTCGGTAAAATATATTCAGGAGAAGACTGATGATAGATGTTCTATTTAGTTTAGATCTTTTACTTTTGATACCAGTCAGTATTATTATTATAATATTTTTAATAGTTAAAGAAGAGGCAGAAGAATGAAAGGACAAACTCATGGTGGTAAAGGCAGTACAGCAAGACCAACAAGCCAAAGTTTCTATGATAACTTCGACGCTATTTTTAAAAAGAAAAAAGAACCAGAGGTGAGCAACGTGTTTAAAGAATATATGCAAGGTGGTTTAACGCCAGAGATTCAAGCGTTATTGAAGGCGCAAGTAGATATTAAACAAGGTTTATTTTCTATTAAACAGGCTGCCAATTTCTATGACGTTGAGATAATGGATATTATAAACTTTATAACAGAGTCTCAAGAGTATGACGAAATCCAACGAGGCTCACGCTAATATATCCGTAGACGTGTAGTGACTTATTAATCCTTTGGACTAAAGAGTATAGTAATGAAAAACTTAAACTACGAACAACAAGTAATGATACACAAGCTAAGGCAAGCAGGCTACGCGGTCACCGTGTGGTCACCGAAAGAGCTGGAAGGTGTCAACCCAAGAGACCTTGAAGAAGCAAGCAATGAATATGTCTGTAATTTCTTCGCTAACTTAACTGAATATGAGGAGTTTTAGTTATGGATATGGTAGAAGTATTCAACAAAGTAGAAGCGCATTTGTTGGCGCAAGGTGTGAGGTCTATTAGAAAGCAGTCTGAATTAAAGGTATTTCCGACTGGTACTACATACATGTGCGCCTATAGAGGAACAGGCGGTCTGAGCTGCGCCGTAGGCTGTTTAATTAAAGATGCGTTTTATTCTAGAAGTTTAGAAGGCATAGCTATGTGGGCAGATGAAAAGGAAGAAGATCGCCAGATGCTACTTGAAGAAGCGTTAATAAAGTCTGGTATTGATCTAAAGCCAGCAACAACTTACATGCTTAGTGACCTTCAGTATTTACATGATCGA